GGTAGGAAATTTTGAAAGGGTTGATATAAATGGGTAAAGACGGAAATGTATATGAAGTACCACAACTATACCCTAAACAGATAGAGTTTTTTAAATCAACTTCTAAGTACACAGCATATGGTGGAGCGAGAGCCGGGGGAAAGATTGTCAGTTATGATAGTTCAGTTTTGACACCTTTTGGATTTAAGAACGGCAGAGAACTAGAAGTTGGAGATTTAATAAATAACCCTGATGGTTCGGTACAAAGAATTATTCAAATTAAACCAGAAGTTGAATTAGAAAAATGGAATGTAGTATTTAGCGATGGAACTAAATTACCTGTTGCTAAAGACCACTTATGGAAGGCTTGGAAAGCTAATAAGTCTAGAAAGATAAAAAATAAAAGAGTTAGTGGTGAAGATTCTGCAGAGATAATAGAAACTCAAACACTAAAGGAATGGTTGGAGAGAGGTTACACACCACAAGTACCTGTATGTGAAGCACAACCGTTTAATGTTACCACTAAAATGAAATTAATGGATTCATACCTTATAGGTGTATTACTAGGAGATGGTTGTACGACTTCTTCTAATATAACACTAACTTGTAGCAATGATGATAAAGAACATTATTTAAATGCCTTTGAACATAAGTATGATGTTAATTCTACTACTAATCAAACTATAAGGTTTAATGGCGAAAGCAACAAAGAAATTAAAGAGTTCCTTGACAAATTAGGATTGCTTGGCAAAAAATCTCAGAACAAGTTTATACCAAGAGTTTATAAATATTCCAGTATAGATAGTAGATTAGAACTTATTAGAGGCTTAATGGATACTGATGGATACAACAGTCCTAATAAAGGTGCTTGTTATTATTATTCGGTTAGTAAACAGCTAGCAGAAGATGTTGCATTTGTGCTTAGAAGTCTGGGTGCACTAGTAACTATAACAGATAAAATAGGTTCTTATGTAGATGGAGAAGGAAATAAAGTCGAGTGTAGAAAATGTTACAAGTTATATATAAGATATAAGGACGCAGATGAATTATTTTCATTAAAAAGAAAAAAACATGGAAAGAAATGCCAAACTGTTAACAAAAGAGTTATAGATGTAGAAGTAGGTGGAACAGTAAAAGGAAGATGTATAACCGTTAGTAACCCTAATGGATTATACGTTACAGATGATTTTATAGTTACGCATAACAGTTTCGCACTAAGAGAGAAATTAGTTCTTTTGTGTTTATATCACCCGGGTATGCAGATATTACTTATAAGACGTACGTTAAAGGACTTGCGTAAAAACCATGAGATTCCTTTAATGAGAAAGTTAAAAACTGAAACAAAGACTAAACGTATAGCAAGATATGATAAGCAGAATAAAGAGTTTCATTTTCCTAATGGTTCAATACTATCACTTGGTTATGCAGCTACTGATGCCGATTTAGAACAGTATCAAGGACAAGCATATGACGTTATAGGAGTAGAAGAAGCAACACAGTTTACCGAACATCAACTAAGAACTTTAACTGCTGCTAACAGACGTTCTCCTTACCTACAAGGTGAATTTGAATCAAGAATGTATTTCACGTGCAATCCGGGGGGCTCGGGGCATAGCTACATTAAGAGATTATTTATTGATAGAGATTATGAAGAAGATGAAGATCCTAACGATTATTACTTTATACAAGCGTTAGTATATGATAATCCTTTTATACTAGAGAATGACCCAGGATATGTTAAATCACTAGAAAACTTACCGGAAGAACAACGTAGAGCATGGTTATATGGTGAGTGGGATGTATTTACAGGACAGATGTTTAAAGAGTTTAAACGTGATAAGCACGTAGTTAAACCATTCAGTATACCTAGACATTGGGATAGATACATAGCGTTTGACTATGGACTTGATATGACCGCAGCTTTATGGTTTGCAGTAGATGAAGATGGAATTATATATGTGTATAAAGAACTACACGAATCAGACTTAATATTATCAGACGCGGCTAGCAAAATGTTGGAGATGACATTACCTAGCGAGATTATAAGAGGTAAAATAGCACCACCTGACTTATGGAGTAGAAGGCAAGAAACAGGTGTATCTGGTGAAGAAATAATGATACAAAACGGTTTGTTTGGTTTAAGAAAAGCGGACAATGACAGGGTTAGAGGTTGGAGATTAATAAGGGAATTGCTAAGAGATAAGACTACAAGATATGGTGATTCTAAACCGCAGTTGCAAATATTCGAAAACTGTAAAACACTTATTAAAAACTTTCCATTACTACAAGCAGATGAAAAAAAGCCAGAAGATGCTGCTACTGAACCACACGATATTACACACATAATGGATGCACTAAGATATTTTGTTGCAACTACACGTCAAGGCAATAGTATTAGAGCACCAGAACCAACAAATAGTGAGTATGAATTTAAAACTATTGAGAGTAGAGAGGAGTCAAGTTATTATGCTTAATTTATTAATAGTTAGCATTATATTATTTCAATTATCATTAACTGCTTTAGGGGTTGCATTTTTATTAATTAAAAGAAACAAAGAAGTAGTTAAACTAGAAGAAAAGAATAGAGAGTTACAAAATGCACTTGATAAAAGCAAGATGTCGGACAGTAATTTTTACGGATAAAGGTGGTGAATTATGAAGGATTATGAAGATGAATTAGTAGGAACAATACAACAAGATATTGAAGATTCCATAGAACACAAAAGCACTAAAGCAACAGAATGGGAAGATGAAAGAAAGTGTTACGTAGGCGACCAATGGAACTTATCTTTTATGAAACAGAAGAAAGATAGGAGGACTAAAAGACCTTCAAGTACAGATAATATTATATTTCCAGCAGTTGATTACAAGAAGTACGTACTAACTGCTAACACACCAGATACAGTAGTAAGAGTATTAACACCAGACATATTAGATGATGGCGAATTAGATGATAAGTCTAAAATGTTAACTAACACAGTAGAAAGTATTTTGTATAGAAACAGATATGAAATGACTTGGACAAGGGTTATATTACAAGGACTTATGCATGGACCTCTTATTGGTAGAGTTGCATGGGATGGAGATAGAGTTGGTGGTGCAGGTGAAGATAGATACATTGGAGAAGTAGATGTTGACTATCTTAAAAAGGAAGATTTCTTTGCAGATCCGTCAGTAGACGATTGGGAACGTAACTTACAAGATTGTAGTTTTGTAATAGAAAGACAGACTAAAGATTTATCTTGGTTTAAAAAGAAGTATAAAGATAAAGCACATTTAGTACAACCTAATGAGGATATAAAAGAAGGTAGAAGAAATGAAGATAACACCTATTTGTACTTATATTATCATAAAGGCACTCCAAAAGAAATCCCGTCAAAGTGGAAAGAAATATTTAATAACAGGAAAGAACGAGCCGATAATCCTTTATCCGAAAAGAAATACGAAGGATATAGTAAAGGTGAATTTGAAGGAGTACATTTAGCAGTATATACAGATAATGTTTTATTAGAATACATACCATATATATATGAAGATGGTTTATACCCGTTCTCTTACAAGGTTATTCACGTTGATGAACATAATCAATGGGGATTTGGAGAGATTAAGAACATGATACAACCACAAGTATTACTTAACCTAGTAGATGAGATGGAAGCAGAAGCATACTCTAAACAAGGTTTAGGTGGATATATGTATCAAAAAGGTGCATTAAATCCACAACAAAAGAAAGCATTACAGGAAAACTCACATAAAGGTGGTTCCATCACAGAAGTAGACTGGTTACAAGGAATACAAGAACAAAAAGGACCAGGTGTACCTAACAGTATATTTAACTATAAGTCATATAAATATAATATGGCAGGAGAAATTGGTGGTTATACTAATATTCAGAAAGGTGAAACTAAATCTGGTACACCTTGGAAGGCTATTAAAGACTTAGGTGCTAGAGCAGACACTAGAACAGTAGGACTTATAAACAAAGCTAGTATGTTTCATAGAGAGATAGTAGAGCTAATTATAAGCCGAATTAAAGAGTTTTACACAGGTAGGAGAGCCTTTATAGGCTTTGAGAATAATGTGCCGTTTAAAATGGAATTTGAACCTACTAAAATTAAGGAACAATGGAAAAGACTTGTTACAGATGATAATAATGAACAAATTGAAGTTGTAGAAGATTATTACCCAGAAATGGATATAAGAGTAAACATTGTAGATGCTAAACCAACAGAGAGAGAATATTACATTAACTTAGCAAATATGATGCACGATAGAGGTTTGATAGATAGACAATCCTATCTTGAAACAATAGAGAGTGGTAAATTACCACAGAAAGAAATTATATTACAAAGACTTAATGAATTAGAACAACAACAAATGGAAGCTATGTTACAAGAACAACAAGCACAACAACCGAATTTAGGAGTACCTAATCAAGAGATTATGTATGAAGATGTTAATGGATAATATTAAGGAGAAAATATTATGAAGAAAAGTATGATAGAAATTCCAGAAGGTGGTATTGGAGAAATCTCTGACGGTTATCACACATTTAATGAACTATATCATCATAGAGCAATATTGTTTAGCGTTATTTGTAACCAAAACAAAGAGATATCTTGGAAATCAAAATCACATTATGACGGTACAATGTATGAAAATATGTTTATAGTTGGTATAGATACTCCAGACGGACAAGCTACATACCATTATAACGTTAATCCTTATTGGAAAATGTTTAACGTAAAAGCATACGATTTTGCACCAAAGTTTGATGGACATACACCAGAGCAAGCAATAGAAAGAATATCAAAATTAAATTCTAATAAATAATATGCCCGACCATAGGCAAGGAGGAAACAAATGAGTGAAGTAACTAATGAAAATGTAACAAATGATACCAATGTAGAAACAAGTGAACCAACTGTAA